GAGCCAGCACCGAGCGACGAGGCAGCGTAAATGTCCACTCCGATCTTCCTCCACGGTAAGAACACCCGTGTCTTGTTGGCTTGCCCTTCGAGCGCATACGGCACCTTCTCTGCGGTGACCACCAACGGCAGCCCGAGCATCACCGTTCTCTACACGGGCTTCGCCCTCGCTCCGGGCATGGCAGTTTCCGGTGCAGGCATCCCTGCCAACACCTACATCGTGTCGGTCTATGTGAACACGGTTCTCCTATCGGCAAGTGCTACAGCGACCTCGACCCTCAACGCACCCACCGTCGTCACCGTGCCTGTGAGCAACGGAGTGTCGTATGACCTGTCGCAGTTCCTCAACGACATTGGCATCTCCCGCATGACGGAGCCAACCGAGACGACCACTTTCCAAACCGGACAGTCGAAGTCCTACATCGCCGGTATCCGAGACGGCTCGATCACCGCATCAGGCTTCTACGACGGCGGCGCATCAGGCGTGGACGCTGTGCTGAACAACGTCATCTACACGGCAGGCGATAAGGCTGTGCTTGCCTTCCCCGACGGTGGGCAGACGGGTAGCCCCTCGGTTTGCTACATGGCGAACGCCATCGCAACCAAGTACGATCTGAAGTCGCCAGTCAGCGGTGTCGTCGCTATGGACACCGAGTTCCAAAGCGACCGTGGCGTATGGCGTGGGCGAGGTGAACACCTGAAGATCACCACCTCGGGCACGACGAACACTTACGATTTCTCGACCTCGACAACAAAGGGCGGCTTGCTCGTTCTCGGCATCGCCGCTGTGACCGGTGCACCAACCTCAGTCACCCTCTCTTTCCAGCACTCCCAAGATGGAGCGTCGTGGGTCAGCCCCACCGGAGGAACCCTCGCCACCGAAACCGGACTTGGGGCGACCGTCGCCCTGCTCACCGGAACGGTGTACGAATACACACGCTTGTCTTACACCATCTCTGGTGGAAGCAGCCCGACAGCGACAGCCTTCTACGGCTTCGCCCGCTACTAAAGGAGCAACCACATGGCAACCCCAGTGTTCAACCACGGTAAGAACGCATTTCTCGCCCTCGGGTGGGCTTCACCGGCCTACTCGGCATACCCCGGCGTGACCGGCCTCATCAACTCCGGTGCAACGGGCGTGACGATCTCGGGTGGGTCTATCCCTACTGAAATCTCCGGCGAAGCCCCCATCGTCAACGGTGGCTCCATCTACGGTGCCTTCGTCGGCGGCGTGCCGGTTTACGCCTCAACTGCGCCAACCGGTTCGTCAGGAACCACCTTCCCGATCACCAACGCTGGTGCGACCGGCGTGAGTGGTCCCATCGTGCAGATGCGGAACATTTCACCGTGGATCAACGACATTGGCTTCCCGACCGCCATCGAGCCGCAGGAAACCACGACCTTCAGTGCCGCCGGTGTGAAGTCCTACATCGTGGGTCTGAAGGGCTACAGCCTGACCTTCTCTGGTATGTATGACGAGACTGCCGCCGGTATCGACCAAATGATGTATGAGATGGAAGCCTTCCAAAACACGGCTGGTCAGTTCGTCCAGTTCGTTTATGGTCCCGCAACGCCGGGTGCGTTCGCTGGCGTGACTCCCGATATCAAGTACTACGGGCAGGGCGTTCTCGCCAAGTATGACCTGAAATCTGCGGTTGCCGGTGTCGTGACCTTCGACAGCGAAATCCAAGTGACGGGGCCAGTTTACCGGACTACACTGTAGGGACACCCTACTAAGGAGCAAGCATGTCCAGCCTTTCCGATCAGATTTTTGCCGTAGACGACATTGAGTCCGAAATCCTCGAAGTCAAGGCTTGGGGAGTGACTGTCTTGGTGAAATCCATGACCGCCAAGGATCGTGCTCGCATGATCGGCAACTCGACGACGGTGACCGGTCAGTTCAACTTGGAGCAGGTGCTTCCCGACCTCGTGATTCACTGCACCTTCGACCCCGAGACGGGCGAGCGGGTGTTTTTGGAAAGCGACCGTGAAGCACTTATGGCAAAGTCGGCTTCGGCTATCGAAGAAATCGCCACGGTGGCGATGCGACTTTCAGGCATGGGAGAGGACTCTGCGGACGAAGCGGGAAAAGACTCCTAGCCGACCCCGAGAGGCGTTTCCTCTTTGAGTTGGCCGAGAAGTTAGGGCGAACCGTTGATGAGTTGCTCAACGGTTCGCCTAGCCACAAACCGATCTCCGCATACGAAGTTACAGAATGGCAAGCGGTGTGGAGGCTGCGAGCCTACGAGCAGGAGCAGGCACTAAAGGGCTACTAACCAGAGGGGAGGGTGTGAAATGGCAGAGGGAGAGGGCGGGAGCAGCACTGGCTCCGGCAGTAGCGCAGAAAACAACCTTCGTATTGCCATTCTCGGAAATGCCGACTCCTACCTCGAAGCCCTGAAGAAGGTTGAGGAAGCCTCAAAAAAGACGGGTGAAAAGGTCACCGAAACCTTTGGTCACGTCAAGGGTTTCCTGCTGAAATCCATTGGTGTCGGCGGTTTGGCACTTGGTATCGAAAAGTCCGTCGAGGACGCTACGAAACTCGTCTCGCTTCAGCGTGTTCAGGCGCAGGTTATCTCCAACCAATACAAGGGGACTTCTTCGCTGCAACAAATGAACCTCGTAGGTGCCAAGAGCCAAACCTTTTGGTATTCCAAACTGCTTGACCAGCAAGCCACCTACGAGTCGGTTCAGACCGGTATCAACAAAGATCAGGTTGTCCAGTCGCAAACCTTGCTTCTGACCAACAAAGATTTAGCCTCGATGTTCACCAAGGGTGCGAAAAACTCGCAAGGCATCAACGAAAACTTTTCTAACGCCCTCCATGCTGCTGAAAACATGAGCGCAGTCACGGGTCAGGGGCTTGTGACCTCAGCAAAGATGCTCGGTCGTGTGCTCGCCGATCCAGCAAAGCGTATCTCCATGATGAACCGTGGTGGCGTGCAGTTGACGCAGAACGAGCAGAACTACGTCAAGCAGGTGGAAGCGGCTAACGGCAAGATGGCTGCCCGTGCTGCGGTGATTGACCTTATCAACTCCCACATTCAGGGAGCCGCTGAGGCCGCCAAGTCGCCGCTGGAACGCCTCCAAAACGACGTGATGTTGCTCATGACCTCGTTTGGTAAAATCTTCCTCCCAATGCTCGATGCCTTTGCCAAGGTAATCGGAGACATTGTGACGCTGTTCGGACCTATCCTCAACAGCCTTCTCGGACCGATGAACATTCTGGGCGAGGAAATCGGACAAGCGTTGGGCAGCATCATGGCTGCGTTTGAGCCGTTGATTATGCTGTTCGTCAGAACTCTTTTGCCCGCCTTGCTCACTATCTTGCAACCTGTGATCGGGTTGGTTGGAGCGGTTGCGAAGCCTTTGGGAAACCTTTTCACCACGCTGTTTGGAACCGAAAACAAAATCGGTCCGGTTGCTCAGGCGATTACCACTATGGCGACGCAGATGGCTGGTCCGATGACCTCTGCCGTGAACGCAATCGCTCCACTGTTCACGCAGTTGTTCAGCAACAAACAGACCATCGACAGCATCACAAAAATCTTTACGATACTTGCGCCCGTGCTCCCTGCGCTCGGACTTGCTTTTGCCCAACTTGCCTTAGCGATCACTCCTATCCTCATCAAAGCGACACCCCTTCTTATCGTCCTGATCCAATGGACGGCAAGGTTGGTTGCCAAGATTGCTGAAATCATCCCCAAGGTGACCGGTTTCATCAGCAGTCTTGCCAAAATCGCCCCCATCAAAGACATGATGATCATTCTCGCTACGGTGTGGTTCACGAAAAAGTTGTTCCTGACCCCCATGATGGGTGTTCTCGGGTTGCTTGGGAAGATCGGGTCTGGGGTAAAAAGCGTTTACGGCACAGCCGCCAACGGTGCTCGAACTCTCGGAGGCATCCACAGCAAGGGACTTGGCGGAAGTTTGGAAGCCGAGGCTAAGCGTGCTGAGCAGAAGCGACTTAGGGACGCTGCATGGCACGAAAGCCGTGGCAAGTATGAAAAGGCCGAGAAACTCCTAAAGGTTGATGAGCGCAACCCCGAAGCGCACCTCTACAAGGCTGAAAGGCGGTATGCCGCTTATGCCCGTCGTGCCGAGCAGGTGGAAGCACGGGGAGGCGGCGTAAGGGGTCTGTTCAAGGCATTGTTCAACCTTGGATCAGGAACCCTGTCCAGCGAAACCATGCCAAAAGACCAGTTGGACGCTACCAACCTGAATACCCAAGCCCTCAACACGCTGACCAATGAAATCGGCAACGCCAACGGTTTGCTCGGTGGAAACGGCGGGGGCGGCAACGACCTTGAACACAAGTTGGAAAACAAGTTGGAAAACAAACTGAAGTCCAAGTTAGAGGGCAAGGTGAAATCTGAGTTAGAAGGCAAGGTCAAGTCTGAACTCGAACACAAGTTGGAAGGCAAGTTGGAAGGCAAGTTGGCTGGAAAACTCGAAGGCAATGTCGGGAAGCGCCTTCTCGGAAAGGTTCTTGACCGTTTTGGCGGGCGTGCGGGTCAAATGCTCTCTCGTTTGGGTGGACTTGGCGGAGATGCCGCAGCGGCCGGAGAGGAGGGAGCCGCTGTCGCAGGTGGCGAGGCCGCCGCAGAGGGTGGCATTTTGGCTGCTGGGGCCGCAAGTGGAGCGGCAACGCTTGGTATCGGACTTGCTGTTGCAGGAGTCACAGTTGCCTATATGAAGTGGCACAAGCAAATCAACAA